AATTAAAATTGCATCTACAATAGCTGTCCCTGCTGATTCAACATTAGTAGTAGTTGATAAAAACACTGCGTTATATCTTGAAGAAGGCGACAACATTGAAGCTGGCGCAAGTGCTAATAGTGATTTGACAATTACAATCAACTACGAAGAATTATCGTAATAGGAGGTAACTAGCATGGCACATTTTGCTAGAGTTAATTCCTCAAACCTAGTCACTAGAGTTGATAAAGTAGATAATGAATATTTACTAGATGAAAATGGAGTTGAGCAAGAATCTTTAGGTATTACACATCAAAATTCTGTTTATGGAGATATTTCTCCTGATAAATGGATTCAAACATCTTATAATACTTATGGAGGAAAATACTTTGATGGATCAAAGGCTTTTGATCCAGATTTACAAGAGGAAATTTTTGTGCCCGCTCAAGATCAGTCTAAAGCTTTAAGAAAAAATTTTGCTGGTATTGGAATGACTTATGATGAAGGAAGAGATGCTTTTATTAGACCAAAACCTTTTGATTCATGGAGTTTAAATGAAACAACATGCGATTGGGAAGCTCCAGTTGCAATACCGCCTAATAGCGCAATTTATGGTAAAGAAATTTCTTGGGACGAAGAAAATCAAAAATGGATTGGAAATGATTATACAACTGAAGTAGATTATGAATGGAATCCAACAACATTATCTTGGGAGGAAATAGTATAATGCCTTTTAATTATCAAACAAATAATAACGGTGGAGTTATAGGACAAACAGTTACTGTTCGTAGAGCTGCACCAGAAGCAGTTTCACAATTTACAAGTCCTGGAACTTTTACTCCAGGTGGAGCAACAGCAGCTGATGTATTAATTATTGGTGGTGGTGGAGGAGCACATTGCCAACACGCAGGTGGCGGCGGTGGAGGTGGTGTATTATATATGCCAAACTATACTATTCCTGGATCACCTGTATCAGTTACAGTAGGATCAGGAGGATCTGGAGCTCCAAGTGCTAATCAAGCAGCTCAATCAGGAAGTCCTTCACAATTTGATGGTTTAGTCGGATTAGGTGGGGGAAGAGGTGGTGCTTATAATGAAGGCGCTGGACAAACAGGAGTTACAGGAGGATCTGGCGGAGGAGGAGCTGGAAGAGGTACTCCAGGGGGATCTGGATCTAGTCAACCCGCGCCCCCAGGTGGAGCAGGTTATGCAAACGGAGGAGCACCAGGAGGCCCTCAATTTAGAGGCGGCGGTGGCGGAGGTGCTGGAGGTTCAGCAGGCTCTCAACCAGGAGGAAGTGGTCGTGCTTTTGATACAGCTAGTCCAACAGGTTCACCAAGTCCTACAACATACGCTGGAGGCGGAGGCGGGAGACAACATAACGGAACTCCAGGTTCAGGCGGATCTGGTGGCGGAGGAGCTGGAAATGGTCAAGCTGGAACTGCTGGTTTAGGTGGCGGAGCTGGATCTAATAATTCTATTGGCTCATCAAATCCAGGAGGAGGATCTGGAAGAGTTGTAGTTAGAGAAGCTGCGGTTACAGCAACGGCTTCTGGGGTTTGGACATTACAAGCTCAATATGGATTACAGAAAAATTCAGAATGGCCTCAATAGGCAGGGTTGAAGTATTAGATAACCTTTTACCCGAAGAAGACTTTAAAAAGATACAAGAAGTTTTAAATTCAGATAATTTTTATTGGTATTTTAAAACAAGTTCTTTAAAAGAAAATCATATAGAAGATGTAGACAAGTTTATGTTTACTCATCTTTTGCAAAGTTACGTTCATATTAATAACAGTATTTTTTTAAATAATTTTAATATTATTTCACTAACGTTATGTAAAAAGTATAATTTTACAGAAGTTTTAAGAATGAAATTAAATCTTTATCCAAATCAAAAAAAAAATGTATACCATACTAAACATTATGATATATATGACATAGCGGAAAATAAAAAACCTGTAAAAAACATAGTTAATTGTATTTATAATTTTACTACTTGTAATGGAGGAACTGTAATTGGTGATACAACATACCCTTCGATTGCTAATCAAGCAATAGTTTTTTCAAATGATTTGCAACATCAAGGTTTTAGTGCTACAGACGTACAAGCAAGGATAGTTTTAAACATAGTATTTAAATGAATTTAGAAAATTATTATTGGTATTTTAAAAATGCAATACCAAAACATACATGTGATAAGATAATTGAGCATGGATGTTCTAAAAATGATATAAAAGGTTTAGTTGGAAATTTAAAACATGATACCTTAACAGAAGAACAAGAAAAAGATTTAAAAAAACAAAGAGATTCAAACATAACTTGGTTATTTGATCAATGGCTTTATAATTTAGTAGACCCTTACATTCACAACGCTAATAAGAATGCTGGTTGGAATTTTGATTGGGATTGGTGTGAGAATATACAATTTACTAAATATAATTCAAATCAATTTTATGACTGGCATTGTGATAGTTATGATAAACCTTATGATGTAAATTATCATGAGAAATGGGTAGGTAAAATTAGAAAGTTATCTTGTATAGTATCTTTATCTAATCCTGAAAATTATAAAGGTGGCGAACTTGAAATTGATTTTCGCAACAAACCCACAGGATCTAATATTGTAACTTGTGAAGAAATAAAACCTCAAGGTTCAGTAATCGTATTTCCTTCTTTTGTTTGGCATAAAGTAAAACCTGTAACTGAAGGAACTAGATATTCATTAGTTCTTTGGACTTTAGGAAAAAATTTTATATGAAAAAAATAATTATAGTAGGTGGTGGAACTTCAGGATACTCTTCTGCACTTATATTAAAAACTAGATTTCCTCTTTTAAATATAGAAGTAATAAAATCTGATAAAATTGGAATTATAGGAGTAGGAGAATCTACACATCACTTTGGAGAGTTTACAGATTTTGTTGGTTTAAACAGGGAGGATTATTTTAAAGAATGTGGAGCAACAGTTAAATATGGAATTTATTTTAAAGATTGGAGTAAAAAAGATTTTTTACATAGCACTAATGACAACTCTGTAATTGAAAGAGGACAATTTAAAGCTTTTTATGCTCATTGTATTTATAATAATTTGGATGAAAAAGAAATGGTAGATGAGTTTAAATACCATAACCTCATTTGTCAAAATGAATACAATGATGAATTTCATTTTAATACTTTTGAATTAAATAAATATTTAGAAAAAAAATGTAAAGAAAAAGGTATTGTAATAACTACAGATGAAATAGAAGAAGTTTCAATAGAAAATAATAAAATAACAAAATTAAACAATAAATATGAAGCAGATTTTTTTATAGATTGTTCAGGTTTTAAAAGAATTCTTATTTCTAAATTAGGAGCAAAATGGATTTCTTATCAAGAATATCTACCTTGTAATGAAGCAATTGCTTTTCAAACTCCTGATACAAAAGAATACAACTCTTATACACTATCACAAGCAATGAAATATGGTTGGATGTGGAGAATACCTGTATGGGGTAGATGGGGTAATGGATATGTATTTGATAATACTTTAATTAATGCAGATCAAGCAAAGAAAGAAGTTGAAGAGTATTTAGGACATAAAATAGAGATTGCAAAAAATATTAAATTCGAAGCTGGCGCATTAGATAAGTTTTGGATTGGTAATTGTTGTGCAGTAGGTTTAGCTTCTTCTTTTGTAGAACCATTAGAATCAAGTTCAATTGCTGCAACACATATGCAAACATTTTTGTTATTAAATTATTTAATTAATTCAACAGAAGAAAGTATAAAAGTTTATAATGAAAAAACATCAGCTATGATGGAAAACATTAGAGATTTTATAGTGCTACATTATATTACCGATAAAGAAGGTGAGTTTTGGAAAAAAGCTAATAATCTTCCTAAACCTTCTACTCTTAAATTTAATTTAAAATTATGGAAAGATAGACTTCCTATTAGAACTGATTTTGGAGATTATAAAGTTTATTTTGAAATAAATTGGATTCCATTATTATTAGCAAAAAATTTAATAGATAAAGAAAAAATAAAACATGAGTATAAACTTATGGGTAGAGAAATGAGAGAAAGTGTGGCAAATCAAATAAGACTTAATAATCCAGTTACCCCTGTTCCTCATAAAAGATTTATAACTATGATTCGAGATAAAAAGTGAGATTTTTAATGCCAAGTCCAACTACTTTTAAAAAAACAGGTTTTGTAGTAATGAAAAAAGTAATTTCAAATGATGTTGCTAATTTTGCTTACAATTATCTTTTATTGAAAAGACAAGTTGCAGATACAATGATAAAAGCAAATTTAATTACACCTTTTGATACACATTATGGGACTTGGGGAGATGAGCAGGTGCCTCAAACATATTCTATTTACGGTGACATTGCAATGGAAACTTTATTAATAGAATGTTTAGAAAAAATGAAAGAAACAACTGGCTATGATTTAATACCGACATACGCATACGCTAGAGTTTATAAAAAAGGCGATACACTTGCAAGGCATAAAGATAGAGAAAGTTGTGAAATATCTACTACTCTAAATTTAGGAGGAGACCTTTGGCCTATTTATTTAGATCAAGATCCTAAAGCAAGTTACTATGATGAAAATAAAAATTATCATTCTAAAAATAATAAAGGTACAGAAGTTATACTTGAACCTGGTGACATGCTAGTTTACAGAGGGCATGACTTAGAACATTGGAGAGAAGAATTTAAAGGTGAAAATTGTGGTCAAGTGTTTTTACATTATAATGATCCTAATTCTAAATTTAAAACTACAAATTTATATGATGGTAGACCTCATTTAGGATTACCTAGTTCAGTTAAAGGTTATGTATAGTATTGAAAGACTAGATCATTTATTTGTAACTCCAATTATTGCAGCTAAATTACACGCTGTAGATAATGATGCTTTGTACAATTTTTGTAAAAAACAAGAAGAAATAGATAAAGATCCAAAATATTATTCTAACAGAAATGGTTGGCAAAGTGAACATATTCATAACTGTGATGAAGTTTTAGAAATTAAAAATAATATAATAAATTTATTAGGAGATAATAGTTTAGATTTTAAACAAATGTGGTTTAATATTAATTATCCAGGAAGCTATAACGTTTTACATCAACATGGACCATTTAAATGGTCTGGAAATTATTATATTAAAACTCCAGAAAATTGTGGTAATATTGTTTTAAGAGATCCTAGACCTGGTTTTTTATACAATACACATTGGAACAAAGGACCAGTTTGCTATAAACAAATAAAAGTTGAAGAAAGATTATTACTTATCTTTCCATCTTACTTAGATCATTTTGTTGAACAAAATAAATCTTCAGATGAAAGAATAAGTTTAGCTTTTGATTTAAGTTAATATGATACAGGTAACAGATAATTTTTTTCAAGATTTAGATTATTTTCATCATCATATAAAAAATATTTCTATGTATGATCAAGATGAATATAACCGTTTGAACAATTCTTCAGATACTTGGCCAGGATATAGAAGTTTTGAATTATTTGATACTGAACCTTTTTTAGGATTTTTATTTAGGAATGAATTTAAAAGAAATTTTCCAGGTGTAAATATTAATGGTCTTAATATAAATCTACATTTACATTTAAGACCAGGAACAGGAGATCAACAACCCGATTGGATACATCGTGATCCAAATATATATAGTTGTCTAGTTTATTTAAACGATACTAATTATCAATCTGGCACACAAATGTTTCATAAATTAGAAGAAGGATATAGATTAATAAACGATGTAAGATACGTTAAAAATACAGCTGTAGTTTTTGATGCTAATATTGAACATAGGTCTTCATTTAATTTTGGAGAAGATGTTAATAATGGAAGATTAACTTTAAACGCATTTTTTTATGAAAATTAATAAATTAGACATTACAGAATTAAATTTTAAAAAAACACCTAATTTAAAATATTATGAATTTAATCAAAAAATATTTATAGATGTTTTACCAGTATCAAAAGAAATAATTGATTTAGCAAAATCAATTCCAGTTATAAGAAAAGACCACCATAAAACAAATTATTTTGAAGAAAAACCTAAAGAAATAAATGAAAAAGGTCAAAAAATATTTGAACACTTCCAATCTTTTTTTTCTAAAATTTTAAATTATTATAAATTTAAAGAGTTTATTACTACTCATTGGTGGATTCAAAGATATAATAAAAATGATAATCATGATTTACATACTCATGGACATTTTATGAATGAATTAAGTTATATCATTTATTTACAATGCAGTCCTCAATCTGCCAAAACAGTTTTTTATATGCCAGGATATCCTTACATACAAATTGGTGACCCATTAAAAATTCAACCGCAGTCTGGAATGTGTGTATTATTTCCTTCTTACATGCCTCATTCAGTAGAACCTAATAATGATTCAGATAGAATAATAATGTCAGGGAATATAAAAGTTATAGAATGAAATTAATATCAAATATTCCAATTATCGCAAATAACATTTTTATTTATAAATTAGATGTAAATAATGATTTTACAGAAAATTTTAAACAAGCAGATTACTTTCAAACACCTAATAATTTAAAAACATATCAATCAAAAAATAAAAACATTCTGCAAGCTTATCCTATTTTACAAGAAGAGATAAACAAATCTGTAAAAGACGTTATTTATAATATGTATAAATATGATTGTAATTTTTTTATTACAAGTTCTTGGTTAACAAGAACATTACCTTCTGGTATTTCAGATGATCATTGTCATTCTAATAACTGGTTAAGTGGAATTTATTATCCTGATTATGATCCTTCTTTTCAAACAGAATTTTATAACGATTATAAAGATACTTTTTATGTTCAACCAAAAGAATATAATATGTTTAATTGCTGGAAATGGACCATAACTCCTAATAAAAATACTTTAATTATTTTTTCTAGTAGGCTAAGACATAAAGCCCTAGAAAATAAATCTTCTAGAGATAGATATTCTTTAGCGTTTAATTTACTACCAAATGGAGTTTTTGGTAATGATGACTCTCAAGTAAACTTTAATTTAAAGTAATTTATACCTATCTATACTTAACAGCTTGGATATTGTAAAATACCAATATGGCTTTAACAAAAATACCTTTTAGACCTGGATTTAATAAACAATTAACAGATACTCAAAATGAAAACAATTGGGTAGATGGGGATAATGTGCGTTTTAGATATGGTGAACCTGAAAAAATTGGTGGATGGACACAAACTAATTCAGACACTTTAATAGGTGTAGCTAGAGCTCAACTTTCATGGACTGATTTAGATGGAAGAAAATATGCAGCGATAGGTACAAATAGATGTCTTTATATTTATTACTCTGATGATTTTTATGATATAACACCGATTGATCCTGACAGACAACAAACGGGCGCAGATATTACTACGACTAATGGTTCTGCAACTGTTACAGTAACCACTACAGCTACACACAATCTTAACCCAGGTGATCTTATAACATTTGTAAATGCGGGTTCTTTTACTTCGCCTGATACAGATTACACAGCAACAGATTTTGATGATATTGTATTTGAAATACAAACAACACCTTCTTCAACAACATTTACGATTGAAATGCCTTCAGCAGAGACAGGGACTGGAGCTACTAATGATGGAACTCTAGACCCATTACCTTATATAGAAATAGGCCCTTTGGTTCAAACTCTTGGCTATGGATGGGGTGCAGGCACATGGAGTACATCAACTTGGGGTACTGCTAGAACCTCATCTAATACTTCAATTGATGCTGGTCTTTGGTCTTTAGATAATTATGGACAAATTTTAATTGCAACAGTTCGTAGTGGAAGATCTTTTCAATGGAGCCCTGTATCAGTAAGTGCAGTTGCTTTACAAACAAGAGCTATATCTATTCCTAATAACCCGACAAAATCTTTAATGACTATTGTATCAGATAGAGATCGACACTTATTTCATTTAGGGACTGAAACAACAGTAGGTGATCCAAGTACCCAAGATAAAATGTTTATCAGATTTTCAGATCAAGAGAATATTAGTGTTTATCAACCAACTTCTGTGAACACAGCTGGTACTTTTCAATTAGATTCTGGAAGTGAAATTAGAGGAGCGGTACAGGGTAAAGATTATACTTTTGTTGGAACAGATACAGCTGCTTATATTATGCAATTTGTTGGCCCTCCATTTACATTTTCAATAAGACAAGTTGGATCTAACTGTGGAGTCATTGGACAAAATTCAATGGTCTTTGTTGATACAACTGTTTACTGGCTGTCTGACGAAGGCGGCTTTTTTGTTTATGATGGTTCTGTAAAAAGAATGATATGTCCAGTGGAAGATTTTGTTTTTAAAACAACAGGAACTAATCCTGGGTTAAATCAAAATGCAGGTCAACAAGTTTATGCATCTCATAATAGTTTATTTAATGAAATCATATGGTTCTATCCTGATGCATCTAGTCAATTTGTAAATAGAATGGTAACTTATAACTATTTAGAAGGAACATGGGTTACAGGAACTTTAGCAAGAAATTCTTATATGGATCAAGGAGTTTTTGAAAAACCTTATGGCACAAAATTTGAACAAAACAGTACACCTAGTTTTCCAGTAGTAAATGGTATTTCATCATCACAAGGTAAATCTATTTACTATGAACATGAAACTGGTGTTAATGAAGTAGATGCAAATGGTAACACAACAGCTATACAAGCATTTATTGAATCTGGAGATTTTGATTTAGATGTTGATGGAGATGGAGAGTATTTTATTAAAATAAGAAGACTTGTACCAGACTTTAAAGTTTTACAAGGGAATGCTATAATAACGATGCAGTTAAGAGATTATCCTGCTGATACTGCAAGTTCCTCGCCTCTCGGACCTTTTACTATTAATAGTTCGACAGATAAAATAGATACGAGAGCTAGAGCAAGATTAGCTGCTATAAAAATAGCAAATAATTCAGTTGACGAAAGTTGGAGATTAGGTTTATTTAGATTTGACTTTCAACCAGATGGAAGAAGATAATGGCAAAAATAACAGTACAAATACCAGAGCCTAAAGATGACTATGATGCAATTAATCAACGTCAGTTAAATGCATCTTTAGAAACTTTAAAAAATCAATTAAATTTTTCATTTCAAGAAGATTTAAAACAAGAAGTAGATAGGTTTACTTGGTTTAATTTAAGGTTTGGTTGTTAACATGTCTTCTTGTAATAATGTAAATCCAATAACAGGTGGCAGCACTGTTGATGATATTCCTTTTTACCTAGCCGTACAGCAAGGAAAAGTTCCTGGTTATACAATGGTTAATAAGTTTGGATATAATTCTAGTATTGGTTCATTAGCTTTTGAAACTATCTGGGAAACAGGAAATAACTATCCTTGGCAATCTACAGCTGTTACTGTTGATGTAGTAAGTGATGACACTAATGATGATGTAGCAGGAACAGGTGCTAGAACTTTGAGGATACAAGGATTAGATGGTTCTTATAATTTTGCTGAAGAGACTGTTGAT